TCACTTACTAAAGGTGCAAAGCAGGTAACTGTTCCTAAAGTTAGCACGATGTCAATGTCCGATTTAGTAGACGGACAAGATATTGTTGATGAAGAAGAAATTGGAATGAGCACAACTGATCTTACAGCATCAGAAGTGGGAGCCAAGATCATCATCACCGACAAACTACTAAGACAAGCAAACGACAACGTATTCACTATTGTTGGTAGACAAATGGGTGATGGTATGGCAAGAAAAAAAGACGGAGACGTTCTTGACTTGTACGATTCATTCAGCACCGACTTAGGTGGAGACAAACCATTAACAACTGCACTTTTGGGTGCATGTATTGCAAAAGCTAAAGCAAATAAATTTGGTAATGATCTATACTTTTTACATCATCCAAACGCTATTTACGCTTTAGCAAGTGATACTATTAGCGGATTATCAAATCATGGTATTCCTGAAGGTTATTCAGCAGACTTACTTAAGAACTTTTGGAGTGGATTAAAGCCACTTAATGGAGTTCCTGTGTTTGAAGATGGTAACCTTACAGATAACATTGATTCAAATAATGATGCTAAAGGATTTATTGGTGCAAAGGAAGCAATAGCTTACCTTGAATCAGTAGACCAAAATGTTGAAAGACAGAGAGATGCTTCACTTAGAGCAACAGAAGTAGTAATGACATCAGATTATGGTGTTTTTGTACTTGATGATGCTAGAGGTGCGGCTGCTCAATATGATATAGGAGACTTAACTACATAAGGAGAATAGATGGTAGATTATCGTAGAAGAAAAGAATTAAGCACAGAACTAGAAGCTGCTGGTTATAAAGCAGAGATGTTAGATTCTTGGCAACCAAAAGTTGACTTGTATTTTCACAAAGACAACTGGAATTACGCTAAAGATACAATAGTTAATGCCAAAGGCAGTAAACTAAAGAATCAACCCGGAAATCCAGAGCATGTGTTAAAGCAAGCAAAACGAGGAGTTCTTACATATCCACCATCTGACTCTTGTGTTTGTAAGTTCTGTAACATAGAATCAAAAGAGACTGAGCTTCCTAGAGATACATCTGGGAAGTTCGTCTCAACTAAAACAGAATAACTAGGTGTAAAGATCAGGCGAGCCTAGTATAAATTTTTCGACTGATCGCAGGGCAAAATAAAACCTGTAAAATAAAAAAAGGAGAAAACAATGAGTTTTCCAAATGGAATACATGGTAAATACGGCTGGGAAAAAGACACAACTTCTAGCCAAAAACATGTATTAGGAACAAGAATGGAACTACCTGATGGCAGAGTATTTAGATACTGTGAAATTGGTGGTTCTGATATAGCTGCGGGTGCTATTGTACAAGCAGCAGCAGGAGTTGCAGCACACGATCAGGATTTAGTTGTAGCAGCAGCTTCAGCAGGAGCTACTACAGTTACGCTTAGTGGTTCACTTACTATTACTAAAAACCAATACAAAGATGGTTATATGCACATAAACTCTGGATCAGGTAGAGCCGGACAAGTATATAGAATAAAATCTAATACTGCCGTATCTAGTGCAACAGGTTGTGTACTAACACTTGACGAAGAAGATGGCTTAAAAACAGCTTTAACTGCTGGTTCAGGTAATACAGAAGTAGGTCTATCTGTAAATACTTACAGTAATGTAATTATTTCGCCTACAACAGTAACTAACGTAGCAGTTGGTGTTGCTCCAATAGCCTTAACTTCTGACTATTATGGTTGGTTGCAAACGTGGGGTCCAGCATCTGTTCTTGCTAATGCAGCAGGTGTTATAGGTGAACACGTTAGAGTAGGTGGTGCATCTACTGCTGGTGGTTATGAAGATTTGGACAGAGATGGTTCTAATGAAGACGAACAAGCAATCGGTGTACAGATGTTAATAGCACCTGCTACAAACGATTATGGTTTGGTTTTCTTACAAATTTCACCGTAATAATTGAATATTTTGCAGGCGGGGTTTATCTCCGCCTGTGGAGAATAATTATGAGCAATTTATGGACACCACCTTCAGCTACACACGATGTATCGTTTAAGTCTGGAACCCTTAAAGACGGGGAAGGTACAACTACTCATAAGATTAAAGTAGTAGATCCTGAAACTAAAAAAACAGGTGAAGTAGTTGTAATAGCAGAAAGCGATATTAGTCAGGCACGCCTTGAAGATATGATAGGTACTGCTGTTGAAAATTGGACAAGAGAAGTCCGAGAAAAAGTGCAACGCAAAGATGGCAAAGTTGCTCCAGTTACCGATGAAGAAAAGAAAAATGTTGGTATGGCTGTGCGTGAATACATGAAAGAAAAGCGTAAAATGTCTGAAAGTACAAACAATAAATTATATTACTGATGCCGATAAACACTAATGCAAAAACAAGAATACAGATTCGCCAAGCCATAGGAAATATGACTGGTGCAATGGCTACTGGTACTGTAAATGGAACAGGATCAACATCTCAAGTTATAGATAGCAATGGATTAACAGGTGGTGACGATGAATATAATGGTAGTTACATAGCTATTAGTGATGCTGGTACAGCAGATTCAGAATACAGAAGAATTACCGATTATACGTCTAGCAGTACAACTTTGTCGTTGCAAACTGCTTTATCTTTTACTCCAACTACTTCAGATACTTATGAGATTTGGGATGAACGTATGCCACCAGAGCGTGTAAATAATATTATTAACGATGCAATAGAAGAAGCATCAATAACCTTTTTAGTTCCTGACCAAGATGAATCCTTGTTTGGATCAGATAAACAACGTGCTTACACAATCCCAAGCAATATTAAGTTGCTTAAGAATGTAAAAGTTAGAAACAAAGTAACATCAAAATTACTTGATGCAGCCAATACTAATGATTGGACAGCAGGAACTTACACTACAGTATCTAAGGATTCAAAGGACTATAGGCAAGGTGGAGCTTCATTAAATCTACTTAACGCTAGTGCAAGCATAGCTGACAGCACAGTCATTGCTTACAAGAATTTAAGTTCAACGCTTGATATTAGCAACATGAATAAAATAGAATTTTGGATTAAAAGCTCAGATGCTTTAACTGCTAGTAGTTTAGAACTAGAATTATACACAACTAATGTATCTGGAACTAAAAGGGAAACACTAAATATACCTGCTTTAACAGCTAATACTTGGACAAGAGTGGTGTTAACGCTATCTAATCCTGAAGTAGATACCGCTATAGGCGGCTTACAATTCGTTTCTAACCATGCTTCAGAGCTAGATAGTGCTGAGATATGGGTAAACCGCATAACAGCGTTAAATTCAGACACAGAGGAATTTGAAGATTTGGGTAAATCTGGTTGGCTCTGGAGAGTTAATAGGGAAGATCAGACTTTAAACTTTTCTCCTGAAGGTAGAGCTATGATTAATGACCAGAAAATTAAACTTGTAGGGTTTGATGCTCCAGCAACACTAACTACCGATAGTGCAACTTGTGAAATAGATGCAACAACCATTGAATATTTAAGTGCAGCAAGATTATTGCAAGCAATGTCAGGTGGCAGGTTAACTGATGTAGACGAAAGTAGGACATTGGCTAACCAATATAGATTACTAGCAGCAGATAGGATGTCCAGAGAACCTACTTACTATGGTGTAGAGACGTTGTAATGGCTTCAGTAGTAGATCAGAACGAAATACTGCTAAACAGTGTAAGATACCCGGTAAGTTCACCGCCAAGGAAAGTATTAACGTCATTATTTGCACCAAAAATAACAGTAGGTGATACAAGTCCGCAAGCACAACAGCATGTTTCAACAATAGCTTGGGATGATTTTAGAGGTGGAATTGGTATAGAACGTGGTATTGATAGTAGTACAATAGATAGGTGTTGGTTTAGTGACTTAACACTTAGGTTTAAAGATCATTTAATACTGGGTCCACTAACTAAATCAGTATCAGCTCCTTCAGGAACTGATAATATTAGTTCAATTCACGATTATAATAATCAATTATTTGTAACATTTGGTTCTGCATTATATGAATTGCAAGCAGGATTGAGTTTTTCAAGTGTATCAACTATAGCAGGTACAGTTACAGATACTGCAACTTTTAGGATTAGCGGAACACTATGGATAATTTGGGCATGTAATGCAGATGGCTACTCCTATTCTAGTAATGGCACATCAACAACTAACTCAACAGCGTTTACACCTAAATATTTAGCCGTATGGAACGATAGATTATACGGAATTAGTGAAGCAGGGTTATTAAAATATTCATCAAACGGCACATCTTGGTCATCGGATGCTCAACTTAATTTACCAGATAATAGCGTAACTGATTTATTTGTAGGTAGAGATACAAGTGGTAACCCTATATTGTACGCAAATACTAAACGTGGATTGTTTGTTCACGACAACACTAATACTAAATGGCTTGAAAGTGAAGTATCATTTCCTTTTCACCCATTAGGTGGACAAGGCACAGTTAAATGGCGTGATGCAATTTATTTTCCAGTAGGATTAGGTGTTTACAGATATAAAGTGGCTGATACAAGCACATTGACAGTAGTTGGACCAGATCAAGATCACGGATTACCGATTGATGTTCGTGGAAATATTAGAAAATTAGTTGGAACTCATAATGATTTGGTTGCTTTATGTGATGGAACATCAGGAACAGAAGGTTTACTGTTTCCAGCAGGAGCCAATGGATCAAAAGGTGGATTTGTAGGTAGCGAAGTAATAGAAAATAGTGGAAGCAGTACAGTTCTAGCTTTTAATGAACTTGGATATCAAGTTTTATGGAAAGGCACATCTTCACAGGATGTTGCAACTGAAGCCTTTGTTTCTACAGCTTTACAGTCAAGTGCAAATGATCCTGAGTATAGACTATGGTTTGCCGCAGGAAATACGTTATATTACCAAGATTTAAGCAAAGATATTATAAACCCAGATCAAACTACATCTTTTAATTTTGCAGCTAGTGGCTCAATAGAGTTACCAAACTTTGATGCAGATGATATTACATCAGATAAATTAGCTATAAAAATAAAAGTTGAGACACAAGGTTGTAGTTCAACTGAAACGATAACGCCTTATTATTCTATTGATGATGCTACATCAGATGACGGCACAATAAGCTATACGCAATTTACTGATTCTGATGGCGATGCAGTATCTATTACAAGTAACGGAGTAACTGAATTAATATTTTACGATTCAAGCAATAACGCTACAGGCAAAACATTTAAATCTATTAGGTTTAAAATGGCTTACGCAAGAGGTTCAGCTACGAATGTAAGTCCAGCCATTACTAGAATGGAGTTTAGTTTTAGAAGAAAACTTACACCTAAGTTTGGTTGGCAAGTGGGGGTAAACCTTATGATGCCTAAAGGAAGAAGAACTTATAAAGGTAAAACTTCAAAACAAATGCAAGATAACTTAACTACTGCTATTAATTCTAATGAATTAGTTGAATTTACTTATAAAGATAGCGATTCATCAAGAACTTATTACGTTGATGTAGCACAAGTTTCAGGTTTGGAACTAACAGGAACCGATGAAAGGTTTAGTAAACAAATAACATTATTGCAGGTGTAGTATGACCACAAGAGACTTTAACATAGCTCAACCAAGTGAAAAACAAATACTACAACCACCTGCTGATTTTCCGGGTTCTTATCCTGAATACATTACATTTGTTTCTTTATTAAGGTTAGGCAAGAGACCAGATGTTGATTTTATTTACCAGTCACGCCAAATGGGTGGCAGGATTGACAAGGGTGGATTAGTAATTGACTTTTCTTTTATTGACCCGCCAGATTTAGCAATTAACATACAAGGTGTATACTATCACTATGAGCAAGGCTCAGTTAATATTGCTAAAGATTTAATAGCAAGAGAACAATTAGCTTCTCAAGGAGTGACTTTAATATTTGTGGATGACATTGACTTAGAACAGAATCCAGAATATTTTATAAGAGAAGCATTAAATTATAGAGACCATTCCAGAATAGGAGCAGGGTAGTGTCTGAATTAACAGGATATTTATACGACAATACGGGAACAGCAATATCGAGTGCTACCGTACAATTATTAACTAAAAACACAACAACTCAAATAGCATCTACAACTACAAATTCAGATGGTAAATGGGCGTTTAGTGGTCAAGCAGCAGCAGCTTATGATGTAAAAATTACTTATGGTTCTTCGATTAGGTACATTAAAGGTGACCAAGAAGTGCAAGGCACAATGGGAGAGTTTATTGGTGGTGAAAGTGCTTCCACATACCCTTTAAGAGTTGAAAATTCTACAAATAGTGCATCTAATGCCGTATTAGAATTAAGAGGTAATAATTCTACTAGAGCTGACAATGATGAAATATACGTTTCATTTAAATTAGATAATGATGCCGGAGAAGAAACAGAGTTTGCAAGAATAACTGCCGAAGCTAATGATGTATC